ACGAAAACCTCCTTTTTCAATATTATACAACGAAGGCAGTAAAAAAGCACATTACATTTTTATGAATCTCGGAATCCCTTTATTTATGCGTGTTTGAAGGCTACTATCTTTTCATTTGACTGCATCTTGACTGCATTATAATATGACTCAAGTTTATCCACTTTTACATCCGTGTATCCAAAATGAGTGTAAGTGTCCAGGGTGGTTTTTATATCATCGTGTCCTAAGAGATATTGGGCCTGCTTAATATCTACGCCAGCTTTGTAAAGATCGCTTGCGTAGGTATGCCGGAAGATGTGCGCGGTAATATCACTTGGCAACGGTGTTTTTGATACGGCTTGCAGTTTCTGAAGGATTTTATTCCATCGTCCATTAAAGGAGCCTAGGCCTATATAGCTGCCAGTTTTTGATTTGAATAGAATTCCGGATTGCCCAGTTGTGTACTCAAGTAAGACTGGAAGTAGGAGGCTCGGTATAGGGATATACCGTTTTCCAGCGGTTGTCTTAGTGTACTCCTGTAAACAGCAACTAGTTTTTTTACTGGTAACCAATGTTTTTGATACCTCAATACGTCTCTTTTTAAAATCAATGTCGGACACATTTAATGCTAGTGCCTCACATTTTCTCATGCCAGTGTATAGAAGGAGGTTGATAAAGCAGCGTTCAAAGTCATTTAATTCCGCATTATCAATAAGCTGCCGTTCTGATGATGTTAAGGCTCGCTTCTTTGTCCTCCTTGCATTTTTAATGTCCTTCATGCCTGCTGTGATGTCTACTGCTAGTATTTCCTTATATACTGCATATCGTACTATTGCCCGGATTCTGCCTAAGCACGTATTATAACGTATGGGTTTACCGGATTTGATCATCGAACTTCGAAAGCTCTCAATGTGGCTCTGTTTTAAGTCTTTTACTTTGATATCTCCGATAAAAGAATTAATGGTTCTTAGCTCGCTGCGAGTAACGGTTATGGATTGATCTGTAACACTCCCTATCTTTTCATTCGTAAGCCATAACTCCGAAAGCTCTCGGAAGGTCATATTTATTTCCTGCAGAATAATCCCCTTATCTTTTAAACTCATGAAATCCCTATAATTTTTGTCCAGTTCTTTTTGCGTTTTTCCGTAAATGGTTTTACGGATCGGCTTACCGTTCCTTAGTCCTATTGTCACCTGTTTGGAGTATCGTCCATCCTTTCTTTTCTTCTTTTTCTCAGCCATAATATCATTTCCTTTCGTGAGTTGTGATGTCACAACTTATTTTTGGGTACAAAAATACGCCCCTTGCCAGGACGTTTCGAAAATGATATAATTCTACTGATGAGATAGAGTATATCTTTCCGGAAGTCCGGTAAGAGAAAATCTATGTAAAGCCGTTCCGATAGCAGTCGGAGCGGTTTTTTTTCGCATTAGGGCGTTGGGTATATAACGTTCCCTGTATTATCAACTATCTTAAAATCATATTTACGCCGATCTATAGGAACGAGGCTTAATGCTTGGTATACATCTGAAAGAACTCCCACATTTATAGCTGCTTCAACAAATTTCATTCCGCCTTCAGCTGAATTTGAATAGAGCGTAATGCTTTTAAGATCTTTAGTGTACTCATAATGAGTAAAAATTCCCTCGTATTTTTCATTGCTTATGAGTTTTTCTAGGTTTTCATCTATTCCGGTCTTTTTTAAGGCATCAACTGTAGATTTTCTTTCTGATTCCAGCATCATAACTGAATAATGTTTGTCATCATAAACAGAGGCGTTGAAATCGGAATCTTTCTCATTTAGTTTAATAACAAAATCATCAATTGTTTGATTATAAGACAACATTGCCAGATAGACAATTTCTGTCATTTTGGCGGACTGTGTAGCCTTTACCTCTTTTTCCTCTAGCATATCTGAAGAAGCTGAGGTGGGAGCTGCTGTTTTCGTTTTTTTAGCTGATACATTGTTCCCGCAAGCAGTGGTAGCAAGCGCTGTGGAAAATACTAGAAGCAAAAATATTTTTTTCATCATACTCGACCCCTTTTTCATTGTAATCATAAAAAGCCATAGGCTATTTTAATCTTATTTTGCTAAACTCAACTTTAATTAGTCATTTTGCATATATTGAATGGTTCAAAAAAAATTATGTATTCTTCCTTTTGCATGCCGAGGCCATATTTGGAATGATAACAATCTATTGCATCTTGGAGAAAAGACTCAGTTACGCAAAGATGTTCGGCAATCTCATATCGATTACAGCAACCAGCTTCCTTAGCAGAAATTATTTTTTCTATTGTCACCATTTTATTATAGGCCCAAAGCCTTGCAAAATTTTCCTGTTTCTGATTGGCGGTGCTTTCCATATTTAAAATTATACCAGAAGATGTATGATGGTGCCCTAATTCTTCAGCAAGTATACATGCTTTTTCTACACACGTTTCAATGCGATTACTAATTGCTATAGACCCATCACAGTATAAGCCTTTAATATTTTCACTCTTAAAAGGAACATAGTCGATGTGTAAACCAACGTCTGCCGCTTCCTGTTCTTCTTTTTCTAAGTCATTCATTACTCTGTTGCCCCCACATAATTCTATTTATTTCGTCTGCTTTTCACAAACTCAACGTAATTCATAATTTCTTCCATTTCCTCTTCTGACAGATCACCCCCGTCAAAATGAGCAGCTAAAGTTTCAGGAGCGCGATTATACTCTTGTCCTGTTGTTAGAAAATCCATTGATACATCGAAACGTTCTGCAATCTTCTGTAACTTATCTACTGACGGCGCAGACTTGTCCCATTTTGAAATGGTACCACTGCCGAAACCAAGCTCACTTTCAAGGTTTGGAATACTAATCCCATTAATCTTGCAAAGTTCACGAATACGTTCTTTTAGTGACATTTTATGCCTCCTTAAATTACATGAAAATTTTCCGGAAAAACCATTGACAAACTGAAAATATTCATGTAATATAAAGACATGACATGAAAATATTCAATTAAATGCCCTTTCCACTCAATGAATGCCAATTAAGAAGTTATGTAGCATGAAAAAAATCAGTTTATCTATAAAGATGATAGAATATTTTCGCCTATATGTCAATAGTTTTAGATGAAAATTTTCAATTAAGGAGGTGTTTTTGTGTTTTTCGACAAGATAAGAGCTCTCGCAGAGGAAAAAGGAATTTCAATTTACAAATTAGAAAAGGATGCAGAACTTTCAAAAGGTAGCATTTGTAAGTGGAATGAGAACATTCCGTCTGTAGATAAGATTCAAAGGGTTGCAAAATTATTGGGTGTAACCGTAGACAGCTTACTAGAAGACTCCCAGGATACATAACAGTACATTGAAAAGGAGGAGGTGAGAGAATGTCAGAAGCTGAAAAGAAGTGGAATGCCATGGAAAAAAGAATTGCTGACCTTGAAAGGAAAGTTCAAAGTCAGCAAGAAGCATTTAATTATTACCTGGATTATGAAAAGCAGAGCCAGGTTGAGCTTAAAGAGATTCTAAAAAATTTGTAAATCAGTTTTGGACTCGTTGATGACATCGATACAAACATGATGCAGTAAATTACCAAAGTCGGTGGGTTTAATCGTATTTTTACGAGTAGTTACAATAAACCCGTCATCAAGGTTTTCTTGATAAAACTTAAAAATTAATTGGTAATTAGGGGTGGCCTTGATTTCTTCATATATGCTCTCTATATGCATCTTAAAAGCCCAGATCGGAGTAGGCGGTATCCTTGTAAGGATTATGAGAGGAGGGAGAACAATGTCGGACAAACAATTTCTAACAATCAAGGACTGCGTGGAACGTCATGGCATAAGCCATAACACGATAGAGTCCCTGTTCAAACGTAAAGGATCTCCTGCCATCCGTGTTGGCCGCAGATGGCAGGTTGATGTAAACAAGTGGGATCAGTATCTGCTTAAATTAGCAGAAGAAAGTAAGGGGTGAAGGCAATGCAAAAGTACTTTGATAACTTAGATGATTACACTGACCACAGCAGACACCCCGTAATGGACAAGGTTATATGCTATATGAAGATGGCACTTATTTTTCTGGCAAGCTTGGCCTTGCTGTTTGCGGTATGCGGCTCGTTGGAAGTGATGTGAGAGGGGGCAAGCCATGGTGAATCAAGAACAGGACAACCAACTTTTGCAGGCAGTAAAAGAGCTCATTGAAAAGTGTATTCCAATGAGTGACATAGACTATGAGGCCTTTATAGCGGACTGGATTAGTAAGTTCGATGGACAGATCGACCCGTTTATGTCGAAGTTTTATGATGAGATGGTCAAGATAATCGATATATGCCGGAAGGATAAAAAAGAGACCCCAGCTGCGGGAACAGCCAGGGAATCCAAGTAACTGGTAATTAATTTACACCCTTATTATACATAGGGCTCAGGAGGAAATCAAGATGGAAGATGGAACTATTATGGTTAATGTATCTTTAGCCAGATATGAGAATGGAATACGTGCGATGGCGCGAATAGAAGCCTTAAAAGCCTTTGCTATCAAAAGCGATTACAATATTTCACGGGAGGACATTGCTAGCATTTTGGGATTTGAGCTTCCCGTAGAGGTAGAAAAAGATGAGTAAGAAATATCGTAAGCTCTGGATTCTTCTCAGGGAGAAACTGACTGATTATGAAAACAACGAGAAGGATCTGGAGGATAAGGAAGTCTATCATTTTGTACTGACTGAGATGAACAAAATGGAAGCTGCGGAATTTTTGGAGGATTAAGATGTTTAAGACAGAAAAGGATTTTATAGGCTATCAAGGAATTTGCTCACAAAAGGGAATCAATATAGAAAAGGATCGGGCTTTTGATTATGTTACGGAACAAATTAATACAGATCCATCTCTAAAAGAAGAATTCCAGAAAGCAATGGTAGACTGGTTCTTTTCGGGAGATTTCATAAAAGTGTATAGAGAAGAGGAGGAAATGTAATGTCAAAAGTAATCTGTATTGCCGGCGAGTCTGGTTCTGGGAAGACAACTTCCATGAGGAATTTAGATCCCAAATCTACATATTACATAGATGCGGACAAGAAAGGATTGTCCTGGAAAGGCTGGAGAGGTCAGTATAACGAGGAGAATAAGAACTACTTAAAATGTGATGATGCTAATGTGGTTCGGATGTATATTAAAAAGCTGGCACAGGATTGTCCTCGAATAAAGACCATTGTAATTGATACGATCAATGGCCTTATGGTGGCAGATGAAATGCGCCGGAGTAAGGAAAAAGGATTTGACAAGTGGGTAGATCTGGCTGCATGTGTCTGGGATCTGGTCTGCGAATGCTATGACTACCGAGATGATCTTATTATTATTTTTTCGGCCCATACACAAACGGACCATGACGAAAATGGATATATGTTCACCAGGATTAAGACTTCCGGGAAGAAGCTGGACAAGATTGTTCTTGAAAGTAAGTTTACTACAGTGCTTCTTTCCAAATGTGTTGATGGGAAATATCTGTTTGAAACTCAGGCCAAGAACAGCACGGCAAAAACTCCCTTAGGAGCATTTGAAACCTTTGAAATAGAAAATGACATTGTACAAGTTATTCAAGCATTGGAGGAATATTAAATGAGACAATTAAATGGTTTTGCACAGGCACAGGCTTATTCGGAAACGGACCGTCTCCCGATTGGTGGATATTTATTGAAAATTTTAGATGTGAAGTATCAGACAAATGACTGGGGGGATATTATTCTGCTTTCATTTGATGTGGTAGAAGGGGATCAGAAGGATTTCTTCTCTAACAATTACAAGGCTCAAACTGGTGAGGATAAAAAGTGGAAAGGAAATTACCGGTTGCGGGTTCCTAAAGATGATGGAAGCGATCAAGATGAATGGGCGATGCGCCGGTTCAAGACGGTGATTAAAAACTTTGAGGAATCCAATTCAGGCTATCACTGGAATTGGGACGAGCAGACATTAAAGGGTAAGCAGATTGGAGCTTTATTCAATAACAAAGAGTATGAGTTTGAAGGTCGCCGAGGTTTCTTCACCAACTGCCATAGCCTTGTGATGGCAGAGAAAATCCGTTCTGGAAAGTTTGAAGTACCAGACGATACTTTGTTAAAGAAGGGGAATGGACAAGTTCAGTCAGGACAATATACAAATTCTATCGGAGATGGCTTTATGAACATTCCAGACGGTGTAGAAGATGAAGGGCTACCCTTTAACTAAGGTGATTACATGGCGTATACAAACTTTGAAATTGACCGCTGCGTTGAATCTTTGGTTTTACTGGTGGATACAAGAGAACAACCAACGAAGCGCCTTAAAGACCGCCTGGAGGCTACGGGGCTGCCTTATGAACGCCAGAAGCTTGATGTGGGGGATTATTCATGCAAATGTACACTTCCTGGTGGGGAGTCTTTCGATCTCTCTGCCAGAGTGGTTATTGAGCGGAAAATGAACCTGGATGAACTCTGTATGTGTTTTGGGAAGGAACGGCCCCGGTTTGAACGGGAATTTGAGCGGGCGGCAGAAGCCGGGACAAAAGTTTATCTGCTGGTAGAGGGAGACAACTGGGAAAAGGCTTATAACGGGAAATATCGCAGTCTCCTAAAGCCGCAGGCGTTGGTTGCCAGTATTGATGCTTTTCGGGCAAGGTATGGAATGCAGCTGGATTTTTGCAAGCCTGAGACAACTGGAAAGCTGATCAGGGATATCCTGCATCGAGAGCTTAAGGAATATTTGCAGAGGTGTGATTAAATTGATGGTAGAAGAGATTAAGTCTACATACAGCATGAGGGATATTGTTTCCCAGTACGGCTTTCAATTGAATAGGAGGGGGTTCATTTCCTGCCCCTTCCATGAGGGGGACCGACAGGCTTCTCTTAAGGTTTACGACCGGGATTTTCACTGTCATGCCTGCGGAGCTAACGGGGATATATTTACTTTTGTTCAAATGATGGACAGTATTGGATTTAAAGAGGCGTTTCAAGTCCTTGGAGGAACCTATGAAAAACCGACTTTTGCCTCTAGGTTAACCGTTTATAAGTCCCAGAAGCGCCGGGACATGTTGAGGAAAGAGCAGGAGAGGCACGATAAAAAGAAATGGCTTAACTGTATGCTCATAGGTGTTTTCCGGGCATATATGGACCGTTCAGAGCCTTTGAGCGATGTCTGGTGTGATAGTTACAATGCCTTGCAATATCAGCTTTATGTGCAGGCAGAATTAAATGATAAAGAAGCGAGGTGGTAGCATGGTGCCGTTGAATGAGCTCACGGCAGAAACAATATTATCCAGTGCAATTTTGGCAGAAGTTTTTGACCAGGAAGACGAGCTGTACCGATCGGAGCTCCTTGCTTCCCTCGGTGTAAGAGCTGCGGAGCTAAAAGTAAAAACAGAATTCAGGGATATGGTGGCCGCATTTAAACGGGTTGAAAAGGAAATGAAGCGCCAGGAACGGGAAAAGAGCAGGATGCCCAGCTACCTTGATAATTGGACAAATTTTTCAGGCCCCTATGACAATATGCAGTGCAAGGAATGGCTTGCCACAGAAAACGGGATCTGCCTTAGAAACCCGTCTACGGGATATACAGATATACTGGCCTGCTATCATCCGATTCTTCCGATCGAGCGTTTGAAGAACCTGGAAACAGGAGAAGAGCAGATCAAACTGGCCTATAAACGGAATGGCCGGTGGGAGGAGATCATCGTTCCCAAGACTATGGTCACATCTGCAAATAAGATTGTGTCCCTGTCAGGCCGTGGGATTGCCGTTACCAGCGAGAATGCAAAGTATTTGGTGAGATATCTTGCTGATGTGGAAAATGCCAATGAGGAGCATATAGCTGTTCAGTATTCAACGTCAAAGCTGGGCTGGATCCGTGGAGGATTCCTACCTTACGATACAGAAATTGTTTTTGATGGAGACGCACGCTTCCGGCAGATTTATGAAAGCATTGGACAGGATGGAAGCCGGACGAAGTGGTTTGACCATGTGTCAGCCCTGCGTAAGGCAGGAAGAATAGAGGTCAAGTTCATGCTGGCTGCAGCGTTTTCCAGCGTACTTGTTCAGCCACTTGGAGGGCTTCCATATTTTGTTGATCTCTGGGGAGAAACGGAAGGCGGTAAAACCGTATCCCTGATGTTGGCAGCATCGGTCTGGGCTGATCCGGACGAGAGTGATTACATAAAGGATTATAAGGGCACAGAGGTCGGCTTAGAGGCCATCTGCGATCTGTTAAATAACCTTCCCTTGATTCTGGACGATTCCAGCAAAAAGAACCGGAAAATTGAAGATAACTTTGAGGGACTGGTGTATGATTTGTGTTCTGGAAAGGGAAAAACCCGTTCTAACAAGGACCTGGGACTGAATCGAGAAAACCACTGGAAGAACTGTATCCTAACTAACGGAGAGCGGCCTTTAAGCTCTTATGTGACCCAGGGCGGAGCAATTAACCGTATTCTTGAAATAGAGTGCGGGGAACGTGTTTTTGAAAGCCCTGGCAATACTGCAGAACTGGTTAAGCGGAATTACGGACATGCCGGCCGAGAATTTGTTGAGGTCATAAAAGAACTTGGTATTGAGAAGATCAGGGAAATTCAGCAAGAATTTGCAAAGCGGCTGGCCGATGATGAGAAGATGCAGAAGCAGAGCCTTTCCCTCTCCATTGTCCTTACGGCGGATAAGATCGCCACGGATTACCTGTTCAAAGACGGAGAGTATATCAGTTTGGAGGAAGCTAAAGAGGTCCTGGTGGACCGTAATGAACTTTCAGACAATGAACGCTGCTATCAATTTATCATGGACAAGGTAGCTATGAATCCGGCTCGGTTTAATGAGGACAACGAGAATATGGAGAAGTGGGGCGTAATCGAAAATGGATATGCGATTATTCATACCACTGCATTTACCGCGTTGTGCAGAGATGGCGGTTTCTCAAAAGCTTCATTCCTTTCTTGGGCGAGCCGCAAAGACTTTTTGCAAACAGATGGAATAAAGAGCAGAAAAGTGCTGGACAAAGTAAAAAGTTTCAATGGTAATAAGGTCCGGTGCGTCTTTCTCAAGCTCAACAATGATGTGGATAAGGACGGCTTTGTCCAAATTCATGGTAATGTTCAGGAAGAGCTCCCGTTTAAGTAGTAAAGTAACATATCGTGTGTCACCGCAAAAAGCTAGTATTTATCAGGGTTTGAGGGCTTTTTTACGGCATGGTAACACAGTAACAAACAAATAACACTACCTATATATGAGATATAAAATAAAAATATGTGTGATGAATTTAACAATGTTTTTAATAAAAAGTCTCGCGCGTATGGAACTATAAAAATCTGTGTTACTGTGTTACTTAACCCATAAAACCTTTATTTTATGCGGATTTGAGTGGTAACAAGCAAAAGGTTACTGCTATGTTACGGAGGTTACTCTATGATAGAAGAAACAAATATGAATGAATACCGGTCCCTGCTGGATCGTCTTAAGAGGAATAGAGAAAATGTACCCCTGGAGCTTCTTACAACGAAGTACCAGAAATCATACAATCAGCTAAAGGAAAAACTTAGGTCCATGACAAAAGAAATCCTTCAAGACATAGTGCTTAGTAATTTGCAGATTGAGCGGAATCATGCAAATGAGAAATACATGGAGATCAATACGGCAATCAGGGAATCCGGAATATTGGTAAAGGTGAGCCATGCAGTTTTCCTCCAACAGAATGCGGATCAGGTACTTGAATATGCTAATCAGCTGCGGGAGGTTGTTCACCGAATTGTGAAAGAGTGTGAAGAAGCCATTTAGATGATTATAAGCTCAGATGATAGTAATGTCGTAGACGACAATATGAGCGAAATTTGAGCTATCAGCGTGCGCCAGAGAGCGTGAGAAAGGAATATAACAATGGAAAAGTTTTACATAGTTACACCTAGAGATCCATAAAGAGTACTTGGATTACAAGACCATGTCAGAAAATGTAAATGATGCGTTTGTGGAGTTTGCAAAGGAGCAGGGTTTTGAAACTCATGAGTATTATCAGTTGGTACAGTACTTACATATTTGTCCGACAGATGGTGACACGGATAAGTTTGGAAAATATTTTAAGAAAGACGCCCCGGGCCTGTTTAAGAAAAATTCTCAGCTCGCGAAAGCCTGGGTTAATAAATGCCAGGCATTAGGGCTGAAATCGCCGTACAAACCCAATTTGGGATTTGAATTCAGAGTTTTCGGACGGACAAGCAGCAGATTGTTTATGATAAACGATGTTTTGTATGCAAGCCTTAGCGCAGATTGTGATTTTAAAAACCTTGCTGGACTTAATGAGATAAAGGCAAGTGAATTTTTTAAAGTCATTGAGGAGTATGAGGAGTCTTTAAAAAAGTAAAACCCATATTTAACTGAATAAGAAAGGAGGCGGAGCTATCCGGATAAAAGCTGCAGCGGCTCCTTTCAAAAAAATGGAAATTAAAGGATTGACCACGGAAGAGTGGAAGGCAGAAAAGAAGAAAAAGAAGGCACAGTTTACAGCAATGCAGAATCTGCCCTATGAGGTCAAGATAAAACGGGCAGAGCAGAGGGCCTATGAATTTATATCAGAGTTAGACGAGAGAAGACTGAACGCCCATGTGAGCGTTGGTGGTCTTGACAGTTTAGTTTTGTATCTATGGCTTAAGAGCATTGGAATTGATGTACCTGCCGTGTCAGTATCATCTTTGGAGGATCGGAGCATTCAACGGGTACATAAAGCCTTGGGAATCATAAGCATAGCACCTGGAAAGAGTAAGGTTGCTGTTTTGAATGAAGTGGGTTTTCCGGTCATCTCAAAAAAGATAGCTGGACGCATTGATACACTGCAGCACCCTACGGTGAAGAATAAAACGGTCCGCCATGCAATTATTACCGGGGAATGTGGAGCTCAAGGGCATTATGCGAAGAACAGCCGAATGAAGCTGCCACAGAAATGGCTTAACAAGTTTGGTGGATATGAAAATGAGAATGAAGGTGTAAATTACCAGATGCCGGACTTCCTTGTGTCAAACAAGTGTTGCTTGTTCATGAAGGAACAACCTTGCGACAAATGGGCCAAAGAGCATAACAGCCGTCCTTTCCTCGGACTTATGGCAAGCGAGGGAGGCCAGAGAGAAGAGGCTCTTATAGATCATGGGTGCAACTACTTTGGTAAGACAGTAATCCGCAGTGCGCCGTTTGCTCCCTTCATGCGGAATGACATTCTTACGTTAGCACTTGAAATGGATAAGTGGTACAAAGAACACCTTGAAATATTTGCAGCAGCATTCCATGAACAGCCATACGGTAAAAATAAAGACGGAAGTCTCAAAGAATACGAGCCACTGGATACCATCATTCCAGAGATATACGGAACGATAGATCGGGACGATAATGGAATGCTTTATACAACGGATGCACAGCGTACCGGATGCAGCATGTGTGGATTCGGAATCCACATGGAGAAGCGTCCACATAGATTTGATAAGCTGCGAGATCGAAATGAAAAAGAATGGGAATTCTGGATGTACAAATGCTGTGTTGACAAAGATACCGGAGAAAGATTTGGTTGGGGTAAGGTATTGGATTACATAGGCGTAGAATGGGAAAACAAATGGAACGAAGTTCCGAAGGATAAGGAGCAGATACCAGGGCAAATGAACATTGCTGATTATCCGGGATTAGTGCCTGAATCAATGATCAGCTAAACGAAGATTTTCAGGATTATTGTTCTTTGACAATTGAATATTGATAGTTGGTAGCAAATGCGGTATGATAAATCATATAATTCATACAAAGGGGGAAAGCGGAATGCTACAGATTGGAGCTTTGCTGATGTTGATTTCAGGACTGTGGGATATATTTGGTGCTTCAAAGAGGATTGACAAGAGCAAGCTTGGGGTGGGAGAGACCGTGGAAATTGCCGCAGAGAAAATCAAGAGTAGGGGAAGGCGTTTTATTTTGCTGGCAATAATAGCATCTATAGTTAGCTTATTCATGCCGCAGATTGTAATGTTAATTCTTTATTTCGTCAATTTGTTCTAGAATTTTTTTATAGATAAAATAGATTACCAACTATCAATATTCGATAGTTGGTTTTTTATTGTCCAAAAGGAGGAGATTGATTGAGAAAATCACCAAAAGAGCGCCGGAATCAGTATGTGCAAGCGCAGAGGATTACTATGGTAGAGGCAGCTATTGCAGTTAAAGCCCCGCCTGTCATGACCTTCTCTGCAACGATGCCGGCATTTACATATACAAGCTTATGTTCAGATCGGGGGCTACGGGAACCGCCGGCGAAAAGAAAGAAGGTAGAGTGTGAAACTAGATAATAATAAAAAGATCGTTGTTCAGGTTTATCCCAGTAGGAAGTTCGGAATAGTGATCGGCAGCAACGATGGCCTGATCGGGATCCTGCAGGACAACGGTGAGTACATAGATGTGCCTCAGGAGAGGTTGAGGATTATTTCAGAGGAGGTGGAGAAGGATGGAAAATACAAGGGCAATATCAAATAACAAGAAATGTCTGTGTTGTGAAAAATTATATCCTTCTGACACAGATCAGAAAAGGTGTACTTGTGAGCGGGCAGGGTGGTTGTTCGCAGTTGGGACTTGGCACCAGCCGAAGATCAAGGGCAAGCATTGACAGCAGGGAGGTGACGAAGATAGATAAAGAAATTTTGATTGAATATTCCGATGCACTGGCTCGGATGAAGCTTCTACGGGAGCAACTGCAGAAAAAGCAGGAACACCTAGACAGGCTTAGGGAGCGGGGGTATGTGGTAGCGGATACAGTGACCATGGGGAAGAGAGGAAAGAAGCCCCTGGGAACAGCAGTGATCATCGGGTACCCGTTTCCTGAATCCCAGAGAGCTTCCAGGGCCTATGAAAGGTGTTACGCCATCTTGATGGATGAGGAGGAGGAGCTTCTGGAGTTGATCGGAGAGGTGGAGGAGTACATAGCTGGGATCGATAAGGTGGAGATCAGAAACATTATGACCTTGTACTATGTGGAGAATATGAATTGGGTGCAGGTGGCCCATAGAATGAATGACTTGTACAAGGATCAGATCTTTAAGGGAAAGATGAGATGTTACACGGATGATAGCTGTCGTTGCAAACATGATAGGTTTCTGGAAAAAGATTGAAAACGACGGCTACGACGGTTTTTTAGTGATATTATTTAAACTAGGAAACCTGAAAAAACAGAGGAGGAAAATAATTATGGAAAATAGATTTTGTTTACAGATGGTGAGTTGTGGTGAGGGTTGCTGTGGTAACGGTGGTTCAGAAAACGTATATTCTACAGAAGAGACCGTATGTGGTAAATGGATTGACGGTAAGCCGATTTACCGGAAGGTGATTTCCGGGACACTTGCTGCAAACAGTGGAAACTCAATTGCATTTGCAAATGTGCCTGAACTTAATATAGATCGGGTAATCAATTTGTACGGAAACATGGTTGAGAAACAAAATGTGCAAATTACATTACAGACATCCTATAATCGTACAAATGGATTGTTTGCTGCAATAAATATGGTTTACAATAATACTACTAAAAACATTGATTATCATTTTTTAAACAATGAAGGTACTTACTCTGGTTGTACAGCCTACGTGGTCATCGAATACACAAAACAGTAATGCCCCCTATGGCTGCCTGCTGTAAGCATGATGGCTACAATCTTCTGGAATTAGCATTTATATGTATTTTTGAAAAAAAGGCTATTAAAAAAACATAAGCGAGGTAAATTATATGTGCGAAGATAAAAAGAGTTGTATTACAATTAACTGTGGGTGTTGTAGTAATAGCAATGGTAATGGTAATAGCAATGGTAATGGCAATGGCAATGATAGCACACCAGTTGGAACCGTAATTTCGTATATGGGAACAAGTGCTCCCGAGCATTACTTCATATGCGACGGAACTATTTATAATATTGCTGATTACAAAGATTTTTCACAATTCATTAGAGATCAATTTGGTTCTTATGATTTTTTTGGAGGTGACGGAACTACAACCTTTGCCATACCCGATTTAAGAAACGAATTTTTAAGAGGTTATCATGGAGATAAAACAGAAAAACTTTCAGGTGATATAGGTATACATCAGAAAGCAACAAATCATTTAGGCCTAATGGCATACGGAGGCTCCACCCGATTACTTCAAAGTAGGTCAGTTGATTCGAATACTACAGAAACACAGACCGAAGTAGATAGTTATCGTTTAGGAGTCAACTGGAGAAACTATGGTCAAAGTGCTATAGGAAATGATGTTGGAGGTGTAGGTACATATACGTCTCGCCCAACCAACACAGCAGTTCTTTATTGTATTAAATACGAATAAAGCATTACTGATAGTGTACCAAGCAAGACATTACAGTAATGGCTTAGCTTTGACGGCTGCCAGGTGTAACAGCTTGGCAGCTGATTGATACAGTTCTTTGTTTCCTGGTTTCTGTATCTGTATAAAAGCTAAACAAAAACTAGAGCAATACTTATTCTCCTTTTTGAAAACGCTTGTCGAAATTTGGCCGATGGGTGTTTTCTTTTGGTAAAATATGGTGTATAATAAAAGAAAATGATATAGGGGGAATAAGAGTCATGGAGAAGGAATATTCGCCAGAGGGTTATCTATATAAAGATGCATATATGGGAAATATGGAGTCTTATCAGAAAAAGATTAATTACTTAGCAAACACTGTGCAGCCAGAAGAGTGGGGGTATTCTGAAGCTGAGGGAAATTATAAAGAGAATTTCATTTTAAAAAATTATATTTTATATACATACGATCAAGTAAAAGAAGAAGGAAAGATAGAGATTTCCTCTGATGGCAATAACATGTGCTTCAACACAGGTCTGCAAACTCTGAATGGAAACGATATTTTTGCTTTTTTTGCAACTTGCACAAGTAAGGTTGCTAAGCCTGATCAGAAGTGGTATTTTATAGGTTTTTGCCAAGGTGTAGAAAGTAGGATGAAATGTTTTTCAAAGCTCCCTGATGTAGCGGATTATTTTACCAATCCCTCTGATTTTATTTTTGATCGTAAATTGGAATTAATATTGGACTATGATCATATAATAGATGATAATTACGAAAGATTTGTAGATATAGGCTATACCGATAAACATTTGATAAAAGCATTACTTATGAATGCGACAGCAACAATAAAAGAAAAGTTAAAAAGAAATTACAAATTGGCCATTCCTCAATATTTTACTGATAAGGGTACTGGTGAATCTAAAATTCAATTATTACTACCTTTATTTTTAAAAGGAAACAATAATATTGCTGATTTAGCGCTGGTGGTGGATAAAACAAATCACAATTATATTGGAAAGACGGTTTTGACGATTGGATGGGCATATGTAAACTCAAGACGCATTGTTAAGCCAGATGCTGATTGGCTTAAAATTTAGGCTTGCAAATTACTACAATATGTAGTATATTTGATACAGACGTTTAATTAGATTATAAAAAGTAGAGATTTTATTAGTGTTCTATCATAGTTTTATAAGTATAATAGTTTTATTGTAGACTCTTATAAGATTTAAAAGAGGCGCCCGTGCGGTGCCTCTTTTTTCATGAGGCGGTCAACACCGTCTCTTTTTTTGATAACAATACATCACTGAGAAAGCACCTGTATTGGTTATGCCTTGATAGGTGTTTCCTTTTGGGAAATTTGGGCGTATGATAGAAGAAAAGCAAAGGATAGAAACGTATGTATGTATTAGGTTTTCTTTGTTACTTTGCACCTATAGCGGTAATTATCATTATTTTAGCGATAATCAATAGTTAAGAGGCGGTCAATCCCGTCTCTTTTTTAATATCCAAAACAAACGAATGAGAAAAAGCAACAAAATAAAAACTTTCTTGTGGATAGTTATTGACATACGGTGCACCGTATGATATGATATATACATAAGGAGGTGAGATACAGATGAGAGGCAGAAGCCGAAAGAAAAAGCCCGATAGCAAACTCAAGACTTGGCTGGTCGGAGTGCTAACGGACTTAATAGTAGGAATAATCCTTCTATTCATTTCAAAGCTACTCAAGTAGCGGAGAGGGGCGAAAGCCCTTCTCTATAACTTATTATAACACACTCATCTGTATAAAATCAATATGTCGGATAATTTGAGATTTTTAGGTATCTTCTTCATCGCCTTGGCATGTGCGAGACTAGCAATAGGCTTGTATTGTATGTGGAGGGATAGCCGTGGAAGAAAAGAAGATTAGGTCACAGGACAAATGGAACGCAAAAGCTGGTCTGATCAGTAAATCCTATAAACTGAAACGGGAATTGACAGAACAGTTCGCAGAGGCCTGTGAGAAGGCAGGAGTTAGCCAGGCAGGACAGATTACCAAAATGATGAAAGAGTTTATTGCTGAACAGAATAAGTAGTACAGAGAAGCATTCGGGAAACCGGGTGCTTTTTCTATTGCATGAAAATGTTTTGATATCTAAAACGACGAAAGGAGTGAGACTGATGGCATTGACAGCCAAACAGAAAATATTTGCAGATGAATACCTGATTGATCTTAATGCCACCAGGGCTTACAAGGTGGCGTATCCCAGGGTCAAGAAGGATGAAACGGCTAGAGCAAACAGCAGCCGAATGCTAACAAATGCTAACGTTGCCGTTTATGTTGAAAAGCGCATGAAAGACCGGGAGAAGCGTACTGAGATCACACAGGACATGGTTTTAAAGGAGTTAGCAAAGATCGGTTTTGCAGATGTCACTGACTTTGTGACGATTGAAAGCAAAGGGAGCTATAAAGCAGTACAGGTAAAGTCCACAGGTGAAATGCCCGAGGATAAGCTGGGGGCCATTGCCGGCATTAAAGAAGGGGCTAATGGGATAGAGATCAAGCTGAATGATAAGGGCAAGGCCCTAGAACTGATCGGCAGGCACTTGGGTATGTTTAAGGATAAGCTCGAAGTATCTGGAGAGGTTAAGACTACAAATCCTTATGCGGGCCTAACCACGGACGAATTAAAGAAGCTGATACGCGATGGATAGAGAGACAGTAATAAGAGGTGCAAAGATAGAACTTGCTAGGCGTGAGTTCTTTTTTTATTGCAATCTGAAAGCACCGGATTTCTACAAAGAGGATCGTAAGTACTTAGTAGAGCTTTGTAATGACTTCCAGGACTTTATACAGTCTGACGATGAAGTGATGATTGTAAATGAGCCACCAAGGCACGGTAAAAGCCGAACGGCGGGTCTATTGGTGGAATGGGTACTTGGAAATGACCAGTCACAGAAGATTATGACCGGATCATACAATGAAACACTTTCCACAATGTTCTCCAAAAACGTCCGTAATGATATCCAGGAAGTAAAAGCTGATCAGAGTAAGATTGTCTTTTCAGACGTATTTCCAGGAGTGTGCATCAAGCAGGGCGATGGAGCTATGAACCTTTGGAGTCTTGAAGGAGGATACAATAACTATCTGGCCACTTCACCCACTGGAACGGCCACAGGCTTTGGAGCGTCCCTTCTGATCATAGATGACCTAATCAAAAATGCAGAGGAAGCGAACAATGAGTTAACAAAAGAAAAACATTGGTCATGGTTCACTGATACCATGCTGTCCCGTCTAGAAGAGGGCGGTAAGATTATCATCATCATGACCAGATGGGCCAGCGACGATTTGGCAGGCCGGGCATTGGAGCATTTTAAGGAGGCAGGCGCTAAGGTTCGGCACATCTGCATGAAGGCCTTGTTGAATCCTGAAACACACGAGATGCTTTGCCCCGAGGTATTATCTTATAAATCCTATCAAGCCAAAATAAAGGCAATGGGAGCGGACATTGCCTCTGCAAACTATCAGCAGGAGCCAATTGACCTGAAAGGAAAACTGTATACCAGCTTTAAAACCTATAGTGGAGAGTTACCGGAGTTTAAAGAGATCCGGAATTACACCGATACGGCTGATACCGGCGAAGATTATCTTTGCAGTATTGATTATGGAGTTACCTTTGCAAACGAAGCTTATGTCCTAGATGTTCTTTATACCAAAGAGCCTATGGAAGTAACGGAGCCGGCAACTGCAAAAATGCTTTATGAAGATGGAGTGGATGTTTCCAAGATAGAGTCAAATAACGGCGGCCGCAGTTTTGCCCGTAATGTGGAACGAATCCTTCAGGAGAAATTTGATAGTAATCATACAACGATCAAATGGTTCCATCAAAGTAAGAATAAGCAGGCCAGGATATACTCGAATTCCTCATGGGTTATGCAGCACATTTATTACCCAAAGGATTGGAAAAACCGCTGGCCGGAATATTACAATGCTATGAACCGGTACCAGAGAGAAGGCCAGAATAAGCATGATGATGCCCCTGATGCCACAACGGGCATTGCAGAAAACTGTGGTAAGAAATCAGGAATATCTATCTTTAAATAAGGCAGGTGAGAAAAATGAATGATGAAAAGCCCAATATTGATGTAGTGAAAGAACTAATTAAGAACCGGGCCAGCTGGCACCGGCAGCATGTGAAGCGCTGTCAGGAGGCAGATCGGTATTACAGGAACGAAAACGATATATTGAAGCGTGGAGTGAGGGGACAAGATTCCGGGCCACTCCGAAGTGCTGATAATCGAATTCCTCGTAACTTTCACGGCCTCCTGGTGAATCAAAAGGCGGCCTATATGTTTGCTGCACCTCCGTTGTTTGATATTGGTAAAGAGGAAGTGAACAAGCGGATTGCAGACGTATTGGGAGATTATTATCCAAAGATATGTAAGGATCTATGTGTTAACGCCTCTAATCACGAATGTGCCTGGATCCACTACTGGAAAGATGAAGGTGGAAACTTCTGCTATGGTGTTGTGGATTCGGAACAGATCATTCCCATTTACTGTAGTGATTTGGATCGGGCGTTGATTGCCGTGTTAAGGACTTACAAAGATATTGATTTTGCATCAGGCAAGGAAATCACTATCTGGGAATACTGGGATAATGAAAGATGCTACAGCTATTACCGTACAAGCAGCGCCATTTCCACTGCCGGGCTTTCGGAATATAATGTTTTCCCGGGTCTTTCAGAAGATGAAGCTACTGAAAAGGGAAATATCTTTAATCATGGTTGGGGAGAGGTTCCCTTTGTTTCTTTTTACAACAACAACATATCCACCAATGACCTGGTGAACATCAAACCGCTGGTAGATGCCTATGACAAGGTATTCACCGGCTTTTTAAATGACCTGGAGGACATCCAAGAAGTTATTTTTATTCTTACCAATTACGGCGGCGAGGATAAAAAGGAGTTCATTGACGATCTTAAAAAGTATAAGATGATCAAGCTTGATGATGATGGGGACGATGGAAGTAAAACAGGTGTGGAGACTCTGACGATCAGTATCCCGATTGAAGCTAGGGAGAAGTTTCTGGAAATGACCAGGAAGGCGATTTTTGAGCAGGGACAGGGCGTGGATCCGGACCCGCAGAAGTTCGGTAATGCATCGGGGGAAGCACTGAAGTACTTATACTCTCTCTTGGAGCTGAAAGCCGGTCTTATGGAGACTGAGTTCAAACTGGGATTTGGACGGCTAGTTCGGGCTATCTGTAAGTACCTTGTTGCTGAATGTGGTCAGATCATACAGACCTGGACCCGGTCCGCAATAAGGAGTGATTCTGAGCTTGCTGATATATGTGAGAAGAGCGTAGGCGTGGTATCCAATAAGACAATCCTTAAAAACCATCCGTTTGTAGAAAATGCTGATGAGGAAGAGAAGCAGCTGGAGAAAGAAAAAATGAAGGCCGCAGAGGAAACTGACGAATACCGAAGGGCATTTCAGAAGCAGGCAGAGGGAGACCAAGGCGGTGAAATAGATGGCGAAGAAGAATAGTTCTTACTGGAAAGAACGAATGGCAGCACTGGAAGATGAGCAGTACAGCCTAAGTGTGGCATACTACCGGGATCTGGAAAAGCAGTTTGATGAAGCCTCTAAGCTATTACAGATGGATATTGAACGCTGGTATAATCGACTGGCGGACAATAACGGAGTAAGCTATGCCAAAGCCAAGAAAATGCTTAAGGCCAGTGAACTGGATGAATTTAAATGGACCGTTCAGCAATACATAAAAGCCGGGAAAGAGAATGCTGTTGATCAGCGCTGGTTAAAAGAATTAGAAAATGCTTCTGCCAGATACCATATTTCTAGGCTTGAGGCTATGAAATTGCAGATCAGGCAGCACGCTGAACTTCTATCTACAACTTATGAGGGTGGCACGATTGGGTTTCTCCATAATGCATATACAGAAAATTATTACCATACCGCCTTTGAAATAGCCAAGGGAACAGGAGTGGGGAGTAATCTGACACGCTTGGACCCTAAGATAATAGACACGGTCATTCGTAAGCCATGGGCGCAGGACGGATCCAGCTTCTCAGATCGTATATGGACTAACAAAGAGAAGCTGGTTACTAAGTTGCATACAGAGCTTTCTCAGAGCATAATCCGGGGATCTGATCCGAAGAAGGCGATTCGGAACCTAACACAGGTGATGGATGTAAGTCGAAGTCAGGCGGGACGCTTAATCATGACGGAATCCGCTGCCATAGCTTCCACGGCCCAGAAGGATTGCTTTAAAGAGCTAGGAGTAGAGCAGTATGAGATCTTGGCCACGCTGGACACCCATACCTCAGATATATGCCGGGATATGGATGAAAAAGTCTTTGATATGAAGGATTATGAAGTAGGAGTTACAGCGCCTCCTTTTCACCCTCATTGCAGGACAACAACAGTTCCCCATTTCGATGATGAGTTTTCAACCGTTGAGATGAGAGCTGCCAGAGATCCAGTTACAGGTAAGTCTATGGAAGTACCGGCCAGCATGACTTATAAGCAATGGCATGAAGAGTTTGTGGAGAATGATCCTCAGGCGGCCTTACTGGAGAAGATGCAGAAGAATGAGGTGGCAGATAGAAATCAGTTTAAGGATTATAAGGCGGTTTTCGGAAAAGATATCCCTCAATCATTTGCAGAATTTCAGAATATGAAGTATACTAGAATTGAGGAATGGGAAAGGGTAAAATCAGAAAAACAAAGTCGTATCAATCAGATGGACTTCTCCCAGATGGGCGGATTAAAAGCAAGGCTTGGAAATAAAGAGGTTCGCTTATGGTATAAGTTACAGGATGAGAAAATACCAGATATGGTTAATAAAACGCAGCCTTTAAAAGAACAGGCTGCACAAGCATTTAGTCTTAGAAATGAACATAGAACTCAGGCAAGGGAACTCATGAAAGATAAAAAAGCCCGTGAGGAGTTGGATAAAGCCCATAAGAATCCTTCGTTTGAACAGATAATGGAGCATAAAAAGAAAAAGTATGGCCTGACAGATGAAGAAGCCTACCAGGATATCATTCGTAGTAGCGCTACAACAAATAAAAAGTATGACCGTATTGCAGGAGTAGAAGGGGAGGAGGAAAAGAGATGAGGACTTACCAGATGAATGGAAAGCCGGAAATTTTGGAATTTACAAACTATGAGAGAATGGATGAAGAAAAGCTCTTTTCTAACGTATACGAAAGATTGAAGGAGAATTCGGATATTAGCATAGGCGAAAAGCAGACCGGACCTTCTGAAGACTTCTATGAATGCACCTTTTCAGGATCGCCTTTCATACTGTTTTTTGATATTGATTATGGTCCAAGTGTATATGCGGAAAGCCCAGAAGTTATGCAAGAATTGATACATTATTTTGAGTTACCAACAAATATCTAGAAGGTGAAAAACAAATAAGTGTGACATATTATCACATCAAGGATTTAAATCTATTGGGAAAAGAAGAAGATTACGTTCCGTATTTGTATAAGCCGGGCGAAGGTTGGATTGCGGATAATGATAATGTCTTGATGGATCGGTTTATGGGATATGATGATTCAGAGCCAGCCGATTCGCCATACAAGATTGGGAACACAAGCATTATGGATCTTGTGGAAGAAATAAGGGAAAAGGAAGTGGAGAAGTTCATAGAAAATTTGTAGATACCACCAGTTAGAAATGACCGGTGGTATTTTTATATTCAAAAGTTGTGATATCGCAACAGGAAGGAGAACGGAATGAAATATCGAAAGAAACCTGTGGTAATTGAGGCTTTTAAGTGGACAGGAGGACCCGATCAGGAAGAGGATCCGGTATGGATTGTGGAAGCCATCAAAAAAGGAGAGGTATTGTTTAGGAATATCGGAGGCCCTGATGTCCAGTGCTGCATTAACACATTGGAAGGGACAATTCCGCTTCTGTTGGTGACTACATCATCAAGGGCGTAAAAGGAGAGCTTTATCCTTGCAAGCCTGATATCTTCGAAGCTACTTATGAACCAGTAGAATAATAGGAGGTGATTCGATTATCCCCCTCAGGGTGGCGGGGTGAAGCTACCTATTGAATGATACAGTTATCAAACGCGCAGGACTTCCTGGGCGTTATTTTATTGCAAGGAAAGGATGAGATCATGAAAAAAGAAGAATTCATTGCACTTGGAATCAGTGAGGAGCAGGCAACAAAGGCGGCAGAAGCTTCTAAAAAGGAGCTGGAGTCCTATGTTCCGAAGGCGGATTATGATGCCGCTAATCAAGCAAAAGGACAACTAGAAAATGACATCAAGGACCGGGATAAACAGCTGGAGACCTTGAAAAAGAACAGTGGGGACAATGCAGGGCTACAAAAGCAGATTGAAACCCTACAGGCAGAAAACAAGGCAGCTAAGGAAAAAAACGAAGCAGACATGAAAGAACTGAAGCTTTCCACAGCTATTAAGGTAGCTCTCGCCGGTTCTGCCCATGATGTTGATATTGTCACCGGACTTGTGGATAAGACAAAACTGATACTGGCTGACGATGGCAAGGTATCCGGCCTGGAGGAGCAGATCAAGACCATAAAGGAATCCAAAACATTTTTGTTTAAAGAATCCGATCCGGGCAAAGGAGGTACTGGAAAAGAATCAGGTGCAGGAGGCTACAAACCCAGAGCTGGCAGTACTAACGAAAATGGTTTCGGGAAGGGAATTGCAGAGACCTTAAATAAGACTGCTGAGGCTGCAGAAAATCCTTATGCCAAGGCATGGGGCTAATAAAAAATGAAAGTGAGGAAATAAAATGTTTTTATCAAAGAAAACCTTTGGGAATACCCCAGAATTTTTGAAAAGTGAAAGGTACCAAAACGTCAGCTGCACGGTAAGCGATGTCGGTGTTACAGCTGATGAGCATGGAAAGAAGTTAGTATCAGCGGGTACACTTCTGGACAAAGACGGAAAAGCGGTAAAGATTACAAGGAGCGGTTCCGCAGGGGCTTATATCTATACGCTGGCATCTGTCCCTGCTGGTATCCTGTTTGAGACCACTGAGGTTACACACGGCCCGCAGCCGGGTGCGCTAATGATTGATGGGTCTGTCAACACTGAGCGTCTACAGGGAGATTATGCCGTGGAAGCTGTGCCACAACTGATAACAAAAATGCAATTTATCAAGTTTTTTGTTGATGGCGAATTACAGATTAAGGAGGGCTAAGACATGCCAAGAGTAGAAGAATTATTAACACCCAGGGATCTGATTGATTACACAAAGGAACGTACCCAGGAAGCCTATATGGGGGAATATTTATTCCCGGAAGACAAAAAGGAGGCGCTGGAAATTGACATGGTAAAGGGCGCTAGCAACTTACCTGTATCCGCAAAGGTCCATGCTTTTGATACTGAGGCCGAGATCGGATCCAGAGAAGGCATCGAGGTATTCACTCAGGATCTGGCTCTGATCAAAAAGAAAATCAAGATTCCAGAGAAAACAATCATCGCTTTGGAAAGTCCTAGAAATGACCGGGAAGAGGAGGATATGATTAAGAATATTTTCCGTGATGTAGATAATCTGGTTGCTTCTGTCCGTACTCGTGTAGAGTGTATGAGAATGGAGGCCCTTTCCACTGGTAAGATCGTAATTAATGAAAATGGGGTCAAAGCCTCCATTGATTACGGAATGCCGGCAGAGCATAAGTCAAGTAAGACTTGGCTTTCCGGAAGTCCCACGATCCTGGAAGACATGGAAGAGATGGTGGAAACCATAGTGGATGATACCGGATTCACTCCTGTTAGAGCGTTGACTTCCAAGAAGAACCTAAGCGCCATCTTGCGTGATGAAAGGATCCGGGCAGCTGTGTTTGGTGTAAACAGTTCCAAGCTTTTGACCGTGGCAGAGCTTAACGCATTTCTTGCCCAGCAAAAGCTTCCTCAGATTGCTATTTACGATAAAAAGTACCGTATTCAGGATACAAAAGGAAAATACAGTGCAAAACGTTTCCTTCCTGAAAATGCTTTTGTCATGATGCCCGAGGGTAAGATGGGAGATACCTTCTACGGAGTGACTGCAGAGGAGTTAGAACTTAGAAGAAATTCTGATGTTGAAATTTCCGAGGTTGGGAAGATTATTGTCTGCCAGTACAATACCATTGATCCGGTGGCCAAGTGGATCAAGGCCGTGGCTACGGCGCTGCCTTCCTTCCCTTATGCCGATCAGGTATTTGTTGCTACCATTTCATAAGGAGGATTCTATGGAACTGGGAAGATTAAAAGAATTACTGGGGATATCGAAGGAAGATGTCTCCCAGGATCCCCAGCTTACATTTATCATGGAGGACGTGGAAGAAACGGTAAGGAACTACTGCCATATCAAAAACGTACCAGTAGGGCTTGTAAATACCTGCTACCGCATGGCGATAGATTTATACAGGCATGAAGGGCTGGGAGAAGGAGAGGCGCCGATTACAGTCAGTTCTATATCGGAAGGGGATACCAAAACCAGCTTTTCCAGTGCGACCGGTACCTTACAGGGAAGTATCTTAAAAAGCTACAAGGCGCAGCTGAATCGATATCGAAAGACCGGGTGATAAAAATGATTGCTGATGCAATGAAACAAGCCAGGAAGATACACCGAAAGGCTATTGAATCTACTTATGACGGGACCTGTAATATCTATGAAAAGCAGCCATATAAGGATCCGGACACAAAAGTGACCAGCCAGAAGATGATGAAGGTGGTGGAAGATCGGTCCTGCCACCTCTCTTTTTCAAATATCTCACCCGCGGATGAGACGGAGAGCATTTCTAGGCTCCGACAGGTGATCAAGCTATTTCTGGCACCAGAGATTGTGGTGAAGCCTGGAAGCAAAATAGAAGTTACTCAGGTTGGTCGTACCGAATTCTATTCTGGAAGTGGCAAGCCGGCTGTTTATTGCAGCCATCAGGAGATTGTACTGGAGCTGTGGAAGGAGAAAGCATAATGTCTGGAGGAAAGTTTGATTTTAAAGAGATTAGACAGCTTCAAAATCAGATTGAGCAGCTAGATAAGGATAGGGATAAATTCTGTGAGGACTGCGCTAAGTATTTGGCGGCACGTTTGCTGGCGAAAGTTAAGAAGAGAACTCCTGTAGGCCAATATGATAAGCCTGTAACATTTACTACTCCAGCGGGAAAAAAGGTTCATTTCACAACGAAAAGCGGTAAAGAGGTTGATTTTGTTACGAAAAACCCTAAAACTGTTACATTCACGCCGAAAACTGGCAAGCAGGGCGGTGTACTGCGTGCCGGATGGACAGTTGGTGAAGTGGTGAAAACCGATGAAGGCTATTCTATTGAAATTGTCAATCCTACGGAATATGCCTCCTACGTGGAGTACGGGCATAGAACTGCCAATCATAAAGGCTGGGTTCCGGGACAGTTCATGTTGACTATATCAGAACGGGAGCTGGAAGAACAGGCTCCCAAGATGATCGAGAAAAAGATATCCGATTTCTTAAAGGGGGCGTTTCATGTATAACGACATCATGGACGCGGTAACCAGAAAGCTTGATACACTCTTTCCGGAAATCACCGTCTATACCAGTGGGGTGGAACAGGGATTAATTGAACCCTGTTTTTTTGTTGGCTTTTTGGAACCATCGGAAAAGCCACTTCTTGGCCATCGGTATTTCCGCAGCACAGGAATGTATGTCCAATATATGCCAGGAGAGATGGAGCAGCCTGTCAGGGAGTTGAACCGGGTGCTTGATATATTGATGGAATCCATGGAATATCTTTCTCTGGCTGACGGCTCTCTGACGCGGGGAACAAGACGAAGCGGAGTATCAAGAGATGGAGTGCTGTCCTTCTTTGTAAATTACGACCGGTTCGGGCTACGGTCTGGAAAAATGGAAGAGTCTATGGAGGATTTCACAGTAAAATGAAAGGAGTAAGGTTATGGCAGGAAAAACGAATAAAAAGGCAGAGCCGAAAGTGACTGTTCGCTATACCAAAGAACAGTTAGCTAATTCGAAGCGGTACCGTGGAAAGAAGGATTTGATCAACGCCCTTTTAGAACCAGGAAAGGCCTACACGATGCCAGAAGCAGAGGCGCTGTTTGAAAAGTTCATGAAAGGAAAGGTGAGTGTATGTTAGGCGGAGGAAATTTTACAGCACAAAATAAGGTTCTCCCAGGTGCCTATATCAATTTTGTCAATGCTGCTTCTGCTGGGGCTGCTATGGGAGAGCGAGGAGTAGCAGCTATTCCCATGGTGCTTGACTGGGGACCGGAAAAGACAGTATTTGAGGTAACGGCAGAGGACTTTCAAGGAAAGAGCCGGGAGATCTTCGGATATTCTTATGATGATGCAGCCATGATTCCGGTCAGGGAGCTGTTTAAAAATCTGACTAAGGGAATCTTTTACCGGCTGAACGCCGGCGCAAAGGCGGCAAATGATTACGGAACCGCTGTTTACGGGGGTGTCAGGGGGAATAGTCTAAAAACTGTGATAGCCAAGAACATTGATGATGAAACAAAGTTTGATGTAAAAACTTTCTTTGCTGGAAAAGAAGTTGACGCTCAGACAGTAGCAGGTGCAAGTAGCTTAAAGGATAATACCTACATAACCTTTAAGAAAACTGCGACACTTGCGGAAACGGTTGGAATACCATTTACCGGAGGTACCAGCGGAGAAGCGGTAACCGGTGAGGAATATGCCGTTTTTCTTGCCAAAATGGAGAATTATTCTTTCCAGGTCCTCTGCTGTCCATCGGTTGATGAGAATGTAAAGGCGCTCTTTGCGGCATTCACAAAGCGGATGAGAGACGAGAATGGGGTCAAGTTTCAGACCGTTTTATACCGGTACACAAAAGCCGATTATGAGGGAGTCATTTCCGTGGAGAACGAAGCGGAGGAGCTGGAGTCGGGATTGGTTTACTGGACTACCGGGGCAGAGGCCTCTTGTGCTATCAATAAGACCACGGAAAATAAGACTTATGACGGAGAATATTCTATCAAGGCTGATTACACTCAGATTCAGCTCAAAGAGGGTATTCAGGCAGGAAGGTTTTTATTCCATAAGGTCGGGAGTGAAATCCGGGTGCTGATGGATATCAATACCCTTGTGACCTACACAGAAGAGAAAGGTGAGGATTTTTCCAGTAACCAGACAATCCGGGTTCTGGATCAGATCGGAAACGACATAGCCTCCCTGTTCAATACCCGTTATCTTGGAAAGATTCCTAATGACGCCGCAGGACGGATAAGCCTCTGGAACGACATTGTTACTTATGGAAAACAGCTTACAACGCTCCGGGCCATTGAAGCAGTGAAGGCGGAGGCAATCACGGTTGATAAGGGTTCTAGTAAGCGGTCTGTCGTGGTGAGTTTCCCGGTAGAACCGATTAACTGTATGAGCCAGCTGTATATGACCGTAGTGGTTTCGTAGGAAGGAGTGAAGGATTATGAACCAGAATACTATGAATGCCTGGGACGCCATCAGCGCCGCTCAGGCAGAATGTTATGTCACAATCGGTAATAACCGGTACAATTTTATGCAGGCTCTTAACCTGGAGGCAAAGATCGAAAAGACAAAAACAGAAGTCCCTATTTTAGGACGAACCATGAAGGGAAATAAAACTGTTGGCTCTAAGGGAAGTGGCTCTGCAACATTTCATTACAATACCAGCATATTCAGGGAACTTTTATATCAGTTCCAGGAAACCGGCAAGGATAAATATTTTGATATCCAGATAACCAATGAAGACCCAACTTCTAGCGTGGGACGTCAGACTGTCATTTTAAAAGACTGTAATCTTGATGGTGGGACCATTGCTAAGTTCGATGCAGATGCGGATTATCTAGAAGATGAATTTGATTTCACTTTTGAAAGCTGGGAAATGCCGGAGAAGTTCAGCAACCTTGTAGGAATGCAGTAGGGGAAAGAGAGGATAAGAAAATATGGGAGATTTAAGTTGTTTTTTAAGCCAGAACGCTATAACCGTAGAAAATGTGAAGGTTGTGGTGTCAAAGAGATTTATGAATAAAGATAGGAAACCGGTGGAATGGGAGGTCAAGTGCATCACTCCGGAGAAGGATGAGATGATTAAAAAGGAATGCACAAAGCGGAAGCCGATCCCCGGAAAAAAAGGAGCCTACATGCCGGAAACAGACTATGATCAGTATGTGGGGAGGCTTGCAGTAGCTTGCACGGTATTTCCTGATCTAAATAACAAGGAGCTTCAGGATTCCTATCAGGTAATGGGAGCAGAGGCTCTGCTTAAAAAAATGCTTACGCCGGGAGAATATCGGGAGTACTTGTCTAAGGTCCAGGAGGTAAACGGTTTTGATATCGAACTGGAAGACCTGGTAGATGAAGCAAAAAACTAATTGAAGGGGGCGATATGGAAGCAAATATCGCTTACTATTGCCTCCACAAACTTCATAAGTGGCCTCATGAGTTCCTGGAGCTTCCCCGTTATGAAAAGGCCGTTGTCATAGCTGCGGTGCAGATGAAACTAAAAAACGATAAAAAAGAGGCTGCCAAGGCCAGGAGGAAAAGGTAGAACTTGGAAGGGTAATATGATATAATCATGACATTACATATTAGGGGGAAATAATCATGGTTAAAAAGGTTATTTATTTTACTTTTGGCATTCCTATTACATTAATTGCACTTTTAGGGATGTCTGGTAGCCAAGGGGATAAGAATTATGCACCCCCATTAACTATATTTCTGGTGCTTTTAGCGCTAGGTGTGTTACTGATCTATCTGGGTATAAAAACTAAAACAGGAAAAAAGAAAAAGCAGGAACTAGAGAGCAGTATAAAAAATAGTCAACAGAGCGGTAAAAAGCAATATCAGATGAACCATATAAAGGCGGAACATGTATCTGGACTCCCACTGGCAGTAAATGCGGACTGTCTTATAGGTTTTGAACAGGATAGATTTTCTTTTGTAGGAGGCGGAAATGAATTCAGTTTAAGCTTTGATAAAATCACAAGCTTTGATGTAAAAACGGACGTAGAGATACAAAATCAAACCGTTTCAAGCGTAGGTGGTGCTGTAGGTGGTGCATTGTTATTTGGCCCTCTAGGTGCAATTGTAGGCGGAAGAGCAAAGACAAAGAAAACAAGAACGCTCAGTTACTATATAATATTTACTTACACGAAAGAAGATCGGGTGGAGTATATAAGCTTTGAAATTGCTTCTGCCGTATTAAATAAAGCAAGAGACTTTAAAAAGATATTTGATTCAAAATACCGTAAGGAAAGTTCTGTTAAAATCGAACTTTAAAGATTAAAGCATCCGGAGAAATCCAGGTGCTTTTTAAATGTCCTATTTTGGAAAGGAAAGAGATGGCAGGATTACAAACTTCTATTCAGTTACAGGACCGGATGTCAGCAGTATTAAATAACATCACTTCATCCATGTCCATAATGCTCTCAACATTTGAACAGGCGCAGGCTGCGACCGATGCGGGGCTTAATGCTGCTTCCATGGATGCTGCAAAGCAGGGAATCGCAGAAGCATCCGCTGAAATGGCCAGGTATCGGGAAGAGGTGGAAAGAGTCGCAGCCACTCCATCTCCTGCCCCTCAGGAACCGGCCTGGAAAAGCACGGCGGCATCGGCTGTTTTTATGAACTCTGGTGCTGATCGTTTTCAGGCGGAGTACCAAGCCGCCGATCAGATGGCAAGGCAGCTATATGAAAGCCAGAAGGCCATATCCGCACAGGCCAGGAGCATGAGAGTGACGCCGCCCGGAATGTTAAATGACGTGGTGGCCACCGAAAACCGGATGCAGGCATTGTCACAGCGAATCCAGCAGCTTAACAGCATACCGGTAAATTTAAGGACGGATCAAACAAACAATGAACTGGAATCCCTTCGAGGAAAGCTTAGCCAGGCGGTATCCGTTCAGGAAGCACTGAACCAGGCTATGGGGCGGATGGATATCAGTGCAGCCAATGCAGCCTATCAGCAGCTTAATTCCGTGATGGATTCTGCGGAGCGGAATATCCGGGATAATTTAAACGTACAAAACCAGTTTAATAATTCTATCAGAGATGGAACCAGCGCAGCTTCTGGGTTATGGTCGAAGTTAAAAGGAGTAGCTGCTGGTGCAGGAATTGCTTTCAGTGCGCAGAAGGTTATAACTTTGTCCGACAGCGTAACTCAGACGACGGCAAGACTGAATCTGATGAATGATGGCCTTCAGAGTACGGAACAGCTAAACCAGATGATATTTGCCTCCGCGCAGAGAGCTAGAGCGCCATATATGGACACGGCCAGCGCCATTGCTAAAATGGGGCTGAACGCAGGAAATGCTTTTAGCAGCAATAAAGATTTGATTGCGTTTATGGAGCAGGTAAATAAGCAGTTTGTAATCGGCGGAGCAACCGCACAGGAGCAATCCAATGCCATGGTACAGTTATCTCAGGCAATGGCCGCCGGCGCTCTGAGAGGCGAGGAGTTAAATTCGATCCTTGATGCCGCTCCAGGAATTGCCAGGACCATAGAAAAGAATATGGGCTGGGCAGAAGGTTCCATTAAAAAGTATGCTGAAAAAGGCGCGGTCTCAGCGCAGGTTGTAAAGGCATCGCTTCTTAATATGGCAGATGAAACGAATGCAAAGTTCAATTCTATGCCGATGACATTTAGCCAAGTAATGACGAGCATTCAAACCACGCTGCTGCAAACATTTTACCCTGTGATACAGGCGATAGGGCAAGGCGCTACTTTTATTAACAATAACTGGTCTTCTATTGCGCCCATCTTTTATGGTCTTGCCACGGGTATACTTGTAGCAGCGGCAGCGTGGGGAGTGTACAAAGCTGTCACTTGGTTATCGGTAGCTGCAAACCAAGCGTTACTAGCCAGTATGCTTTCAAATCCTTTTTTATGGATTGCTATTGTAATTGGTATTATCGTGGCGGCCATTTACAAATGGGTACAATCCGTAGGTGGTATCAGAGTTGCGTGGTTGATCTGTGTCAATGCTGTGTTAACCCAGGCGGATAAGTTAAAATTAGGTTTTATGATGGCATGGATGAATATCCAAAATGGTATTGACAATATGCTTTATGGCTTTGAAGCGTTTAAGGTAGGAGTTCAAAACGCTATTGGTAATATGAAAATAAAGGTGCTTAATACATTACAATCATTGGTAAATGGTGCTATTGATCGAATTAATAAATTAATAAATGTTGCCAATAGTGTAGGAGGCCTATCGATTCAATTAATTGATCATGTGGAATTTGCGGCCGATGCTGCAATAGAAGAGCAGATAAAGCAGAGGCAAAGAGCTGCAGACTTGGCGGCTCAAAAGGATGCAAATGCGGCGGCAAAAGCTGGCCGGAAGAATGATTATGATAGAGCGGTAAGGGCGGCCGATGATGCAAGGATGCAAAGACAAGCAGGAATTGAGGGGGCTAAGGCCGATGCTGCTAGACGTGCGGCAGAAGATGACGGTGCTGCCGGGGCAATTGCCGGAAACACGGAAAAGACCGCAGGAAACACGGCACGCATGGCGGATACCATGGACGCTTTAGACGAAGAAATCAAATATATGCGCGATGCGGCAGAGCAGGAGGTCATCAACCGGTTTACTCTGGCAGAACTTAAGATTGACATGACCAATAACAATACCCTAAAAACAGAGACTGACTTTGATCGGATGAATGGTATGTTAAACGACCTAACGGATGAGATTCTGTCGACAGCAGCAGAGGGAGGACATTTATAATGGCTTATGAAGTTTATATTGATGATATGCTCCTCCCTCTGCCTCCGGAGAAGATACCTATTAAATATTCTGGCCAAAACAAAACGGCCACGTTGATCAATGGGGAAGAGATCAATATGATTCGACCCCCGGGACTTGCAGAGATTAGCCTTGATGTGGTAATTCCTCAGATGGACTATCCTTTTGCGGTATGGGATGGAAGTTTTGAAAATGCGGAAGATTTTCTGGAGAGGCTAAAAGAACTTAAAGAAGATGGGACTACCTTTGAATTTATTGTTATCCGGGATGGGCCGGGGAATAACAGCTTTTTTGATACCAATATGGATGTAACTTTGGAAAATTACAAGGTATCTGATGATGCAAAGGAAGGATTAGACCTCATAGTTTCCCTTTCCTTGAAAGAGTATAAAAGCTATGGAACTAAAATCATGAACTTTGTGATCGTAGAAGAGCAGACGGTTCCAGTGGCTCCGGAACCAGAACTGGTGCGCCAGGGAACACCACCTGCAGCAAAGACCTATACCGTTACGAAAGGTGACTGCCTCTGGGCAATCGCAAAGAAACAGTTGGGAAACGGAAGCCGTTGGCAGGAGATATTTAATCTCAATAAAGACAAAATCAGTAATCCCAATGTGATTTATCCCGGTCAGGTACTTACTATGCCGTAGAGGAGGCGTGACGATTTGGAAGTACATTTATATATACAGAACGGCCAGACAGTTTTTGAGCCGGTAGTCCAAGGGAGCACCACCTGGGAGATGCAGCGTAAGGGTCAGCCGGGGAAATGCTCTTTCACAATCATTCCGGACGATAGACTAAAGATTGAGGAAGGAAATGCAATACGTTTTGATGTTGCTGGAAAGACAGTCTTCTTTGGATTTATCTTTGAAAGGAGCTGGAACAGTGACGGACAAATGAAAGTTACAGCTTATGACCAGCTCCGGTATTTAAAGAATACAGATAGCTATAATTATTCCAATCTGTCTACCGGGGAAGTGATTCTTATGATTGCCCGGGATTATAAATTACAGACTGGCACGCTAATTGAAACCGGTCATAAGTTGTCCAGGAACAGGCAGGATAAAACCCTGTTTGATATTATTTTGGACTCTCTGGATTTGACCTTGATCCATACCGGAAAGATGTTTGTGCTATATGACGATGCCGGGAAGCTGGTACTAAACGACGTGGAGAATATGAAGCTGAACATTATGATTGATGGCAGTACAGCCCAGGACTATGATTATAAAATCAGTATTGACAGTGATACCTATAACCAGATCAAGGTCTATTATGACAACAACGAAACAAAGAAACGGGATATCTACATGGTAAAAGATACCGGAACAATCAACAAATGGGGGATCCTTCAAAAGGATGAATCCATTGAGAAAGGCGTAAACGGTCAGGCCGTGGCTGAGAGATATTTAAGCCTTTACAATCGTCCTTCCAGAAGCTTAAGCATCAAAGGGACCTTTGGAGATATAAGAGTAAGAGCTGGCTGCCTGATTCCGGTATTTTTAGATATAAAAGAAATGGAGCTGAAAAACTATTTGCTGGTAGAATCTGTTACCCATAAGATTGATGAGGGGATTCACACCATGGATTTAACACTGAGAGGAGTTGGGATTAATGGCTGATGTAGCTTGGGTAGAGAATATGAAAAGGATCGTCCTAAAAGCCATGGAGGAGGGTGATCCCTGCGATATTATTCCCGGGACCGTGATTAAGGTTTCTCCCTTATCCGTACAGATCAATCAGAAAACCACCATTTCCGGCGATCAGATTCTCGTGCCAGAGCATTTAACAGATCATGCGGAACTGATGTCCATACCGGGAATAGGAGAAGTTTCAGTCACGGTGAAAGGTGGCTTACAGTCTGGCCAAAGAGTTCTTATGTTACAAAAGCGAGGCGGGCAGCAGTATGCAGTTATCGACCGGTGGTAGAAAGGAGTGCGCGACATGCTCCCTGAATCAGGAAGTATTTTAAAACAGGATTTTGAAATCGTCCAGCAACCGTCTAAAACTTTTAAGGTTGACATAGAGAATCAACGGGTTATTGGAATGGTAGATGATTTGGAAGCAATTCGACAGGCCGTATACTGTATGCTTCATACTGAGCGGTTTGAATGGTTGATCTACAGTTGGAATTATGGGACGGAGCTGGATCGGTTATTTGGTCAGTCCATGGGTCTTGTGAAGTCTAAATTAAAAAAGCGGATTAAAGAGGCATTGATGCAGGATGACAGGATCCTAAGCGTTGATGCTTTTTCTTTTGAAGTATCTGGCCGGAAACTCCTTGTAAAGTTCACCATTCATACTTCCATAGGAGATATCAATGCTGAGAAAGAGGTGAGTGTTTAGGTATGTATGAGGATGTAACTTATGAAGTTATTTTAAAGAGGCTTCTTAACCGGGTCCCAGCCGAACTTGATAGAAGGGAAGGTTCCATTATCTATACGGCCATTGCCCCAGCTGCGGCGGAGCTTACCATCATGTATATTGAATTGGATACGGTATTGAAGGAAGCTTATGCGGATACTGCGGACCGTGAATATCTGATCCGTCTGGGGAAAGAGAGGAGGATCACTCCGAAAGCGGCCACTTATGCAGAATTGAAAGGCGAGTTTAATATGGATATCCCTATCGGCAGTCGATTTTCTCTGGATATGCTCAACTATACAGTAGTGGAAAGAATAGGAGAAGGTATATACAGATTACGGTGTGAAGTTGCGGGTACGGCCCCAAATAGTAAGTTGGGTTCTCTTGTGCCTGTTGACTATATTAGTGGATTGACTAGGGCAGAGTTAACTAAACTGATGTTGCCCGGGGAGGATGAGGAAACGGATAAGAGTTTGAGAGAACGGATCCTTACAAAGCTCCAAAAGCCATCTACCGGAGGAAATCGGTATGATTATTACAACTGGGCCATGGAATGTGAAGGAGTAGGAGCCGCAAAGGTATTTCCCCTCTCAAATGGCCCCGGAACCGTAAAGGTAGTAATTGCGGATTCTAACCGGGCTGCAGCTGGCACCGATCTGGTAAATCTGGTCACGGCTCACATTGAAGGGGTTCGCCCGATAGGAGCCAATGTGTCAGTGGTGTCGGCACGAGAAAAAGAAATTAATGTATCAGCAGGAATCAAACTGAAAAATGGACTTAATCTTGGTACAGTTCAGAATCTATTTGAAGAAGCTCTTACAGAGTATCTGCAGGAGAATGCCTTTGACGTTTCTTACATCAGTCTGGCAAAGATTGGGAATCTTCTACTTAATACGGCAGGTGTAGAGGATTTTTCGAATCTTCTGATCAACGGGGTAGCCAGAAATCAGGAGCTGCAGGATGAGGAAATCGCCGTACCTGGCACTATTACCTTGGAGGTGATATAGGTGGAGATCAGTAGATTTTATGAGAAGCTGAATAAAATTGATGGAAATATTTATGTGGTTGAGGAAAAAGTGGAGCTGACAGGAGGAGTGTATGATGCCCCGCTGCAGCATGATAACATTAATACCTCTACCCTTTCTGTGTACACTGGGCCCAAATTGACCGGGGAGAGGATCCAGACCTATGTACTTTCTACGCCAAGCCTCACTCCATGGAATCGAACTATACGGGTCTATGCCGATGTATCTACAGTCTATATCAGTTATGAAGCCGAGGGGGATACCGTGGAGGCTGAGGATGTAAACCGGCTCCAGGAGGAAATGATCCGGACACAGGAAGCAATCAATGGAGAAATAAGCCGGGCCGGGGAGGCGGAACAGAATATTGCTGCAGATCTGGTGGAAGAGGTTGCCAGGGCGAAATCCGCAGAGCAGACCCTTTCCGAAAACTTGACCGCAGAAATTACCCGGGCAAAAACTGCCGAAAAGGCCAATGCTGATAATCTTGCCACGGAGACAACAAGATCCAAGGCTGCCGAAAACATTCTTACGGAGAGCGTGACAACAGAAAAGACTAGGGCTCTGGCTGCTGAGGAATCCATAAAGGGTACCATTCAGAGCAACAAGCCCAACTGGGATGACAAATATACCAGGAATGAGGTGGACAATAAATTTGCTGCTCTGGAGAATGCCATTGACTGGAAAGAGACAGTCAATACCTATGCAGATCTTGCAGTAACCTATCCAAATCCGCAGGACGGGTGGACAGTCAATGTTAAGGATACAGATTATACTTACCGTTACAACGGCACAGAATGGGTGGTTATATCGGCCAATGCAATCCCGAAAGCAACCCAGAGCGTGGATGGACTTCTCTCAAAAGAGGATAAAACGCTCTATGATGATGCTAACAATAAAAAGCATACTCACGCAAACAAAACGACCATTGATAAGGTCACGGAAACGCTACTGACCCGCTGGAATGAGTCCTATGACAAAAGGCATGAACATGGGAACAAGGGTGTACTGGATACGATTACCCAGACACTAATGGATAACTGGAACGCAGCATTTGCACATATTTCTGATGCGGTGAGGCATGTCACAGATACTGAGCGAACCAATTGGAATGATGCCAACAGCAAGAAGCATACCCATTCTAACAAATCTGTTCTTGACGGGATAACTTCTACATTGGTTGCAAATTGGAACGCGGCTTTTACTCATATTTCTGACGCTGTTAAGCACATAACAGCCGAAGAGCGTACAGCCTGGAATCGGGTCTCTGACAAGGTGGATACGGAACCTGGAAAGGGGCTTTCTACAAATGACTATACGAGCCCTGAAAAGAATAAGCTGGACGGTATCGCCCCTGGCGCTGAGGTGAACGTACAAGCAGATTGGAATGTAACGGATACGACCTTAGACGCCTTTATTAAAAATAAGCCAACATCCCTGCCAGCTTCCGATGTATCGGCTTGGGCGAAAGCATCTACTAAACCAGGTTATGCTTGGAGTGAGATCTCCGGAAAGCCGACCAGTTTCGCCCCTGCAGCACATACCCATACCAAGTCACAGATATCCGACATGTCTACTAAGGTGTCAGAGTTTGAAAATGATGCGGGATATGTAACGGCTGCTGAGGTGGGGCCGGGCTATACACATCCGAACAGCGGCGTGTCGGCGGGAACTTATAAATCAGTGACGGTAAATGCTCAGGGCCATGTGACAGCAGGGACCAATCCCACCACACTGGCCGGATACGGGATCACGGACGCAGCTGCCAAAAATCACAACCATGACAGCGCATACTTGAAAAAGACCGGTCTGACTTGGGACGACCTGAAAGGGGTGTAAGCCATGTATGGAAAAAATCAATATGGCCTGATTCAGTACGCCCAGGAGAAAAACGCCGATGAGGGACAAAAAGACTATTATGTGGACCTTGCGCGATATGCACCTCCCTTCCTGGCGGAGGTCCAGGAGTTGAAAGCCATTTATGAAACGGAAGGATACGCAATGGGACTTTTGGAGCATGAGCTTTCTGATCTGCTGGATCAGTGCTTCATCTCAACAGCGACCTGGGGGCTGACACGGTGGGAGCAGGTTTATGGGCTGGTGACTAATATGGCCCTTTCCTATGAGCAGCGACGAGAAATCCTCATGGCAAAGCTCCGAGGGCAGGGCACTACAACCCCTCAGATGATACGGGAGACAGCGGAGATGTTTTCGGGCGGAGAGATCGAAGTCATCGAGGATAATCCCAACTATCACTTTATCGTGCGGTTTATCGGAATCAAGGGTATTCCTCGTAATATGAATGCTTTCATTGCTATGTTAGAGGATATCAAGCCCGCCCATTTTTCCTATTCTTTTGAATATCGGTATACCATATGGAATGAGTTAACAAATCAAAGCTGGAACAGCGTGGCGGGCATCACCTGGGACGGCATACGAACTTTGAAGGAGGCATGATCGAAATATGAAGTATACAAAGAATCTAAATATGAAGATCCCGGAGGGTGTGGATCCGATTGATATATCAGATATTACAGGGAATTTTGAGACCCTGGATGATGAAATGTCTAAAAAGGCAAATTCCACAGGAGGAGATATTTCCAGTACTACAATTAAAACCTTGGATCCGGTAGTTGAGAAGTTTCCTGTCCCGGTCGCGGGAGAATCCGCAAAAGTTTTTTTAGGAAAAGTTAAAAAGTTTATAGAGGACTCCAACGCTGGACGGAAAGTACAGGAGGTCACTCTCACCGCCGCAGGCTGGAGCAGCTCAGCCCCCTACACCCAGACGGTCAATGTGGCTGGCATAACCGAGAATGATAGACCTACATTGAGTTTATACTTTCCAGATGGCATTACCGCAGCGAATGTTGACTTGCAGGAGAAAGCGTATGCCTGTGTAAACCGGGCGGTTTCTGGTGCAGGGAAAATAACAGTCTATTGCTATAACAAGAAACCAACAACGGACTTTCAGATTCAAGTGAAGGGAGTGTAAGAATGGCAGAATGTTTTATTTTAAAAGGCAGCGGTGACGGTGCCGATCTGGCTGTCATAACAGCCGTTGCTCCGGATGTGCTGGAAGGAAAAGTGACTGTGGATAGGGAGGGGAATCCCTTACCCGGAACTATGCCGAATAGAGGTACTGGATATCATGGTGTGGGTTCAGGATTGAACACACAAGGACTATATTATTATATTGGGCCTGGATACTACTATGAAAATCCTACAAATAATCCATGGGTGTACATGACCCGCGCGGAGGTTGCGGCAACCCTTGGTATAGAGCCATGGAAAATGCGTGGCGATGTAAATATATGTGGAGTTCAAGGCGGCATACCTATCCAAAATCCCGATGTTTCCGGTACTGACCGTGTTAGGGCAACTGGCATGAGTAATTGGGCGGGAACCATTAACTTGCAGGTTAGAAATTGGCATTTCTTAAATGGTGTCAACTGGATTCAGCAAGACATTCCGAATTATCAGCCGTGGAATATAAAAAATGGAGTTGATATCGGCGGCGTTATTGGTACATTCCCGGATTATTCTTATTTAGCCAACGGGCAAACGTCTTTTTAAACGGCACATTTTCAGGTGTACTGAGTGGAGGTGTGCGAGAAGTTGTTTTGGGTAGCGGCAGTCAGTACGGTTTTACAGTTAATGGTTATGGAATTACATTAAACAGTAGGCGGTATCAGGGTAGCTCCTCTGATTACATGTCATCTGCAAGGATCGCGAATAATATTAGTATAAATTTATCCACTTTCCGAACTCTCCGAATCACATATGTATGTAGTTATGCTTATGAAACTAGTAGTAATGGGGATTACATGCAATATGGTCTTTATATTTCAGCTCATAAGACAAACTCAAGCAAAACGACGATTAAAGATCTCCCCATCGCAGGAGGTTGGTGTTCGGAAATGGCTGTAACTAGTAATTTTGATATATCCGATATTAATGAACAGGCTTTCCTTTATATTTATTTTAAGAGCCTCCAAAGAGCAAATGTCGGTACTGCTCGTATAATTAGTATAGAATTTTTAAATTAAAAAATAAGTTTGTATATAAGGAGAAACGATTATGAAGTGTTTTGTAATATATGATGAAACAGGAAGGATTTATGCTGCTGAATACGGAGAGAAACCCACTCTCCCAACTGAACTCAATTTTATTCAGACCGAAATCGAAGACGGTTCGCTAATAACAAGTGTTGATGTTTCCGATCGGGAGAATCCCAAGTTGTTATATAATGCCCCAAAGGAGAGCGCTTTGGAAAAAGAGCTTACGGAGATAAAAGAATCAAATGATAAATTAAAGGCTCAAATAGCGTACCTGTCCATGATGTCTGGTTTTGATGTAGAGGAGGTATAAAGCCATGAGTAAGTTTGAAAAGGTGAAAGGATTTTATGAAGCATGTCTATGGTCCGTTGGAATGGTATGGAATGCCGTAGGACGCTGGATCACTGAAAAAGAATACCTGGATATCACCGGGAAAGAGTTTGAGAAAGAGAAAGAATGAGGTATGGTCCTTTGTTAGAAATCATAAAGTATATAGACAGACAGTGGGTGGAATGGTTATTTTTATTTATTTCCGCTTTATTGGGCTGGGGGTATCGAAGGCTTTCTAAGAGACAAGCAGTGGAAAGCGTAAAAAATAAAGCACTCCATGACGGAATGCAAGCGCTGCTTAGAGATAGAATTATCGGAGTATACAATCATTACCAAGATAAGAGATTTTGTCCTATTTATGCCAAAGAGAATGTAAAGCGGATGTACGATGCTTATCATGACCTGGGCGGGAATGATGTAGCAACGAGACTCAAAGACAATTTATTATCCATGCCGGAGGAACCGGAAGAAAGAGAGGGTTAATTTATGGAACAGATTACGAATTATGTCAAACCGGAACTGCTCATAGTGGCAGTAGTTCTGTACTTTTTAGGACAGGCAATTAAAAAGAGCCAGACCATCAAGGGTAAGTATATCCCCCTTATCAATGGGGCTGTGGGCATTGTGTTGTGCGGTATATACGTGTTGGGCACAAGTAGCTGCCAGACTGGGCAGGAAATTGCTATGGCGATATTTACGGCCATTACGCAGGGTGTTCTGGTTGCAGGATTGAGTACATATGTAGATCAGATTATTAAGCAGTCTAGAAAAACTGAATAATTGTTGTGATATCACAACTTTTAGGCCTGGGATAATCCTGGGCCTTTTCGATTGGAGGAACTATGCAAATCAATAAATTACTTACACCTTATAATTACAATGCTGGTACCGCGGACCGCATTAAATACATCGTGATCCATTATGTGGGGGCCTTAGGAGGAGCGGAAGCGAACAGTAAATACTATGCTTCCCAATACATTGGGGCCAGCGCTCACTATTATGTCGGGTTTGACGGGGAAGTTTGGCAGTCCGTTGAGGAAAAGAACATTGCATGGCATTGTGGGGCAAAATCGTACGTTCACCCGGAATGTCGGAATGCAAATAGCCTGGGAATTGAAATGTGCGTAAGAAATAGCAGTGGAAATCTGGCAGACACAAGCCGGGATTGGTATTTTGAGGACGCTACAGTACAGAAGACCATAGAGCTGACTAAGGAACTGATGGCGAAATATAACATACCTGCGGACCGAGTGATCCGCCATCATGATGTAACGGGGAAGATTTGTCCAAATCCCTATGTATGGAATCACACCAAGCATACCTGGGACGGCTTTAAGGCTGCTCTTGTAGCTCCTGCCGAATATACGTTAGGTTGGAACCATGATACGAATGGCTGGTGGTACGCAAATTCTAAGACTTCTTATTATAAGTCTTGCTGGCAGATCATCAATGGCCATAAGTACTATTTCAACCCGAATGGATACGCAGTCACTGATTGGCAGGTTATTGATGGACAGGATTTCTATTTTGAACCAAGAGCTGGACATATGTTTGAATGTGCATTGTATTTGACTGATGAGGCCGGTGCGCAGTATATAGGGAGGTTTTAGGTGTGATACATGATAGAACATAAAAGTATATTGGCTAATAACAATTAATCGAAGCAAGAAGTAATAGAATTTTAGATGTTTACTTTTTCATATTTTGGTGTATGATGGAAGAAAATACAAGGGGGAAGAGCCATGACTTATGAGGAAGAACTATCCATATTAAATGCTATTCTAGAATTTAAAATTCCTGAGATAGCGGAGGACACACATTTTTGGATGATAAGAACAAAAAGGGGTTATTTTTATAACGAATTTATAGGAAAAAAATTTGTGGCTTTAGCATGGAATAATATAACAGAGGAAACGGATTTTTCTGATGAAAGTAAAGAAGGCCTAAAGGATTCAATAGTATTAAATTATCCAGAAATAAAAAGACCTAGCACTGTTATTAATAAATGTAATAGTTTTATAAATGAGGTAAAAGAAAATGATATATTAGTTATTCCGAGCGAAAAAAGTAAATTTATCACTTTTGCTATCGCTGGAGAGTATTTTGAAGATGAGTCAAAAACAGTTGGTGTAGAAAAAACGGTAATAAATCGTATAGATCATAAGGATGTAGAGATAAATGATGTGTCATGCCCTTATAGAAAGCGACGTCGTATCATCCCAGTAAGAACTGTTAAGAGTGAAGAGATCAACTATAGCTTATATAGGGCTATCTCTAATTATCATGGAATAAGTAATCTCGATAATTATTCTCGTTACATATTAAGCATGCTTTATAATGTCTATTCATATCAGAATAATATAAATATAATTTTCAATGTCAGAAAGAAAGGGCCGATAGGACCTCGGCTTTTATCTGGAGTTTTATATGGAGCTACAAATTATTTATGCGATATAGGTATTAATGAAGCTAAAATATCGGCACAGGTGAATATTAATTCTCCAGGCCCTATAGATTTCTCTATTGTAGATATATATAATTGGTTCAGTACAAATTATTTACCTATTTTGGGGTTGTTTGTAGTAGCTGGTGGAGGGAGCTTTTTAACATTTAAACTTCCGGGTGTGCCACAAATAATAAAAGATATTTTAACTGTACCAAATGAAATTAGAAAATCAAAAAGTGAAGCAGAAAAACTTGAACTAGAGGTGATGCAAAAAAAATTAGAGTTAGTTGAAAAAATTAAGTCTGCCGGAATAAATCCAGCAGACCTATCGAAGTCACTTAATGATATTATATGCAATGCCGCAGCGCTTGACGTTCAACCTATAGAAACCGTAGATATTAATCCTAATGATGTCGCTGAGCCTTCTGAAGAAGATGAACAAGAAGACGAGTGAAGTAAATCGAAATAACTGAAATTAATATTAGGATAACATATGCTATTCCAGTAGATTTTAAAATCATATCGTATAATACGGATAATGATAGTAATTTTATTTGAATTGACAAAAAGGCCAAGAAGCTGATGACATGAAGAAAACTAATATATGTTCTATTTAAAAGTAAAATCGTTTTTCTCATGGTAGCACCTCCTTCTATCACATTATAATAATACATTTTGTAACAATAGTCTATTGACAAAATATACAAATGTACATAATGCACAAGAAAATAGTATAGAAAAGATAAATAAATACTGCATGTAGTATAGTCTGTTCTTAAAAATGCTATATATAGGGACACTCATGTGGTGACTCTTTTCTATTACTTAAATAGTGATTGTGAGGCAAGAATTCATGGAATTAAAACATGATTGCTATTACCTGGATCGGGCTGGGAAGATGATAACGGATCCGGTAACACTCACAGATCAGGACGTGGCACTACTGTATCCGGGATTGACAAATCAGTAA